TGTGTTCTTTCAGGTATTAGATACAACGTACCTCGCGCCAGTCTGGGATCCCGAAGCCCCGGACTCACTGTCAAGAGTCACCGAACGATATAAGGTCAGCGGGCAAAAACTTGTCGAGAGCGGTTATGACATTGCCAACCCCCAGATCGATTACTGGTTCGAGCGACAGTGGGACGTCGAGTATGAAAAGTGGTTTACTCCTATTGCCGTCGGTGGAACAGGAGTACCCGAGGTAGATCTGCAACGCAGTATCCGCCATGGCTTGAATTTCGTACCAATGGTCTGGGTACGAAACCTGCCGGGCAGGTCGGCAACCAGCGATCCAAACGACGGTACCTGCACATTTAGAGCAGCCATCGAGACACAGATAGAGATCGATTATCAGCTCAGCCAGGCAGGGCGCGGGTTGAAATACAGCAGTGACCCAACGCTTCTGATCAAGGAGCCGGCCACCAGTGATGCGCAGATTGTGAAGGGCGCAGGCAACGCGCTTGTGGTCAGCGAAAAGGGCGACGCGAGATTACTGGAGATCGGCGGCACGGCATCGGCGGCAGTTATGGAATATGTACGAACCTTGCGTGAGCTCGCGTTAGAAAGCGTACATGGAAATCGTGCCAATGCTGACCGCCTTACCGTCGCGCAATCCGGACGGGCTCTCGAATTGATGAACCAGGGTTTATTGTGGCTCGCAGACAATCTCCGTGTAAGTTACGGTGAGACTGCGCTAGTCAGCCTAGCGCGGATGGTCGTGTGCGCTTCGCAAATCTACCGGCTACGCGTAATGGAAAGGGAGGTACCGGCTCTCGACCCATCCGCGCGCCTGTCAATCAAATGGCCACGCTGGTATCCTCCTACGGCTGATGATCGACAGAAAGACGCACAGACTCTGACGACCCTCGTCACCGCTGGCTTGATTAGCCGTGAGACAGCGGTAAAGGCGATCGCCGACACATTCGATATCGAGGATGTTCCCGGCGAACTAATAGGAATCGCAGCAGATCAAAATACCGGAACAAACTGATGACAGAAAATGCCCCTTTAGCTGACCCTTCAGATAACCCTGTCGAAGAGCTGCGCGCTCGCGCAGAGCTCCTTGAGAAAAAATTGAACGACTTTCAGCAACGGTCGGATATACGCTTGGTTCGCGCCGAGATGAAGGCCGAAGCCATTCGCGCAGGAATGATAGACCTAGATGGCTTGAAATTGCTCGACCTCTCCGCCGTAAGACCTAACGAAAAAGGAGAGGTTGATGAGGCCTCCGACCTCATGGCGAAATTCAAGAAAGCTAAGCCTTGGCTATTCGGCACGCCATCATCTTCCAGCTCCCTGAGCGCACCCGTTGCGCAACCTCCACGTCAAAAGCATGCTACGGAGATGACAAATGCGGAGTATTCCGTTGCGCGTTCGGCACTGTTGAGACAGCGCTATTAAGATCAGAACTACACTTCGTCATGGTAAATAAAAGGGACATTTTATGGGGATTCAGAACTTTCCGTTGGCTCTGCAGCCAATCATTCAACTGGGTTTTCTGGAGCGCGAATTCGAGCAGGCGCTCCGCTCGCGTCTCGGCTACCGGGCGTGCGCCGATCGAGAATCGTTCGCCGTGGGAATTGGCGAAACACTCACCAAGACGCGAGCGGGGCTAAAGCCAACAGTAACAACGCCACTGGCCCCTGCAAGCAATACCAATCTCGACAATGGTTTGGCCCCCGCCACATGGAGTGTCGAGCAGTATACTATCACAATAAACCACTATGCAGCGACGACCGACCTGAACATGGTGACTGCCCGAGTCGGTATTGCCTCGCAATTCCTGCAAAACGCCTATGTCAATGGCGAACAGGCCGCACGCAGCTTGGATGAATTGGCCCGAAATGCCCTATTCAACGCATATTTTGGCGGAAACACGCGGGTGCACGTCACACTTGGTAGCGCCGGTCCATCGCTGTCGGTCGACGATGTTCGCGGTTTTCAGACTACCTGTGCCAACGGCGTGCAGCAGTCGGTCAGCGGCTCAAATACCCTGCCTGTCACGGTTGGCGCGAACTCGTACACGTTGGTTGGCGCGGCAGCAGATGCAACGAATGGCTCCACTGCACCGAATGGCGTGTCCGGCGTATTGACCTTCTCGGGGAATGTCTCCGTCAGCGACGGCACCGCCGGCAATACCGTAACCGCGACGAATGCAAGCGTTATTGTTCGGCCGTCGCAACGCGGCAATACGTCGCAGATCGTGGCATCCGATACGCTCGCGATGTCCAACCTACTCGATGCTGTCTCAAAGCTGCGCCTAAATGCCGTTCCTGAAATCAATGGATCCTACAACTGTTATCTAGACCCGGTTTCCGCGCGCCAGTTGTTCTCTGATCCGGATTTCAAGCAGCTTTTCCAGGGGGCAACGTCGGCAAACCAGGTGTTTCGCCAGGGCATGACGAATGATTTTCTAGGTCTACGCTTCATGCCAACCACCGAGGCTTTCGTACAGCCGCACCCAACTCTGGCGGGCCTGATGGTACGTCGACCGATTATTTGTGGGCAGGGCGCTCTGGTTGAAGGCGACTTTGCTGGCATGGCCGCTGACGACGTAGCTCCCAAGGACTCGATCGTTGTCGTGGTCGACGGCGTAGCTATGGTTACACGGGAGCCAATCGATCGCCTGCAACAGATCATTGCCCAATCCTGGTACTGGATGGGTGGGTTCTGCGCCCCGTCCGACACGACGACTACCCCGAGCACGGTTCCTACCGCGACGAATGCGGCGTTCAAGCGTGCTGTAATGATAGAGCATATCGGCTGATGTCGGGAAGGCGATGGACAGATGCCGATTGGAACCTCGAGTCCGACTTCTCCAACGGGGATAGTCACGCCGGACACAAGCACAACATCCTCAAGCATTCGGCGCGCGCCGGAGGCAGTGAATCGATCGATGTCAGGTACTCGACAGGCTCATTGACCTATGGTCGATTCTGTAGAGATTTACTAACAAGCGACGATCGGTCGACATGCTGACGCTACTGGGCTCGCGTGTCGTGCTGTCGGTCAATTGCCTGCTTGTGCTTCTGCTACTGTCATGCTTGCAAGTGGCTTTAGCAGTGTTCTCTGCACACGCGGCTATGGAGCGTGGCTCTAATGGCAATAACGGGAATAACGGATGCCGAGAAGACTGATGCCCGCCGCTTCTGCGGCTATCCGGTGTACGGCGCTGCACCTGCGGGTCTTCAGACTTGGCGATTCTATCAGGTGTACGGCTTATTGGAATTCCGCCTCAATAACCTTTCTGACGAGGAGACGACAGTACTGAGGCGCTACCTCGGAACGCTAACCGTGTTGGAGATTGCTATACCTCGCTCGGCCGACAACCTCGACACCGATGTAGCAGCGGTTTGGACAAGGAACCGTGACGAACCGCGTGACCGGATCCGATTGTTTGACAACTGGCGCCAGCGACTCTGTGGGTTCCTCGGTATTCCCCCAGGACCTGCCCTGACCGACAACGGAATTACATTGGTAGTCTGAAATGGACTCTGTTCGACTCGAAGACCGCTTGCGCTGGGGACTCAATGTTGCAGCACGAGCGACCGGCACGACGACAAGCGCATACCGGCCAAGTGGTGCAAAGAGTCCACTTGCGGCGCGAAACAGGTTCCTCCGTCTTCACGCTGCGTTCAGCGGTCTCGACGGAGCGTTCGCTCGCCCAAATGGCTACGGTAACGCTTTGTGGTACGGCATATTCGACGCCGCATACACGCTCCCCGGCGACTACTTGGTACAGAACAACGGCACCTGGTTCATTGCAGCGCAGCAGAAGCTTCTGCCCGTTCTTTGCGTGCAGACCAACCGAATAGTCTCATTCATGCGTCCGGCGGCTCAATCGAGCATAGGTGTGAATACGTATGGCGGGGTGACCGCAGCGAATGTCACGCCAATCATGACCGACTGGCCAGCGAGTGTGCTGGTGGCATCGCGAGAAGGTCGTCCTCTCGCCAATTTGCCCAATGATACGTCGGTCTCTTACTGGACCGTATTGATGCCCGCCTGCGCCGGGGTCGTTTTGGAGACTGCCGACTTGATGTCTGACGACCTTGGGCACAGTGGCGTCGTCACAACCACAGAGCTAACTGATCTCGGTTGGCGATTAGCCGTAAGGCAGGCGACAACGTGATGGCTGACCAGTCGGATGTGGAAGATGTGCTGGTTGCACTAGCTGCCGATGCAATATATCCAAATGGTGCGGGGTCGCCAAGCCTCCCTGGGCCAGACTGCCGGATATACCGCGGGTGGCCAAGTTCAACAGCACTAAACGCCGATCTTGCGGCTGGCAACATTAACGTCACCGTCTTCCCACATGGCGAGCGAGGCCGCAATACCACCCGATATTCGCAACAATGGCTAGGTCCCCCGGTACAGTCAACGCTCACTGCATCGATTTCAGGCGTTTCGGTCACCTTCGGGGGCACCGCAGGCCCGAGCCAACTCGCCGGAATACTGATCAATAACAGCAGTTATGTGTACCGCACACAAGCCGACGATACGCCACAGACCGTAGCCGCGAACTTAGCAACTGCCGCGCGCGCCGACTGGATCGTCAACCTTTCGGGTGCCACTCTTGCAATTCCCGGTGCCGGCAGGGTATTGGTCCGAATTGTTGCTGATACCCCGGTCATGCAGGAAGTGCGCCGGCAAGAACAGGAATTCCGCATCACTTGCTGGTGTCCTACCCCCGCTACTCGCGACGCATCGGCATCGGCAATCGATCTGCTGCTTGCTGGCTTCCAGTTCATTACCTTGACGGATGCCACCCAAGGTCGATTACAATATCGCGGGACATTTGTATTCGATCAATCCCAGGATGCACTGCTCTATCGGCGCGACCTAGTGTACGAGGTGGAGTACCCCACGACGATCGGGGCCATGCAGCCTGCTATGCTGTTCGGGGACCTCGTCCTGAACGCCGCCGCCTTCACTGCCTAATCTTGGAGCCCTCATGGAAATGCATTTGGTAGTTGTGAGACCGTTCGATGGTTTCTTACGCGGCGACGTGATCACGGATTCCGCGCGAATCACCAGTATCCTCAGAAGTGAGCGCGCCCATTACGTTGTGCGGGTAGCCGCGCGGATGCCGGGAGGGGCTTGACACCAATGCCGATCGTTCAACAGGGCAGCATCAATACGACGGCGCTTGTGGTGCCAGACCTCTACGTCCAGATAGTGCCACCCCAGAATTTGGTCCTAAACGGTGTTCCGACCAACGTCGTTGGTGTCGTCGGCACCGCGTCGTGGGGTCCGATTGCACAGCCCGTTATCATTGCTACCATGGCAGATTACGCGCGAAGCTTTGGTCCAATTATCGCCCGGAAGTATGATATGGGAACCCAAATCGCTACGGCGGTTCAACAGGGGGCTCAGAATTTTCGGTGTGTTCGCGTCAGCGATGGAACCGACATGGCTGCGCAGGTTGTTGTCCCCGGGACGACGGCCTCCTTTACAGCACTCTACACGGGCTCGCTAGGCAATCAGGTTAACCTGACGCTGCAACCCGGTACGGGACCGAACACTTGGCGACTGGTAGCGACACTGCCGGGATTGCAGCCTGAGGTCTATGACAATATTGCGGGAACCGGCGCACAGTTCTGGATCTCCCTGGCGGCAGCGGTAAACCAGGGCCAAGGCTCGCAGCGCGGACCGTCGCAGCTTGTGATCGCAAGTCCTGGTGGTGCTACCGTGCCTCCGGCAGCATTCGCCACGACGCTCGGTGTGAGCATGCCGGGGTCAGATGGGGGAACTAACGTATCATCTGTGCAATCGATCGGCACGGACATCCCTCCACGCACCGGCATGTACGCCCTAAGAGGCCAAGGGTGCGGTATCGCCGTTCTTGCCGACTCTGACGATCCCAACCAGTGGACAACTCAAGCCGCTTTCGGCCTCCAGGAAGGCATCTACATGATCCTCACGGGCCCGGCCGGCGACACAATCCAGAATGCGGTTACTGTAATGCAGCAGGCCGGACTCGACAGCTATTCTGCAAAGCTGATGTTCGGCGATTGGTTATGGTGGTCTGATCAAGTGAGTGGTACAATTCGATTGGTCTCTCCGCAAGGGTTTGCCGCCGGCCGGCTCGCAAACCTATCGCCGGAGCAATCAAGCCTAAACAAACAGATCTATTGTGTCATCGGTAGCCAGATGTCCGGGACTCCTGGCTCGGGTCAAAGCACGTCGTACTCGGCAGCGGATCTTGCGGTATTACTTGGTGCAGGGATCGATGTAATATGCAACCCGCAGCCTGGCGGCAGCTACTGGGGGGTTCGCGGAGGTTTTAACTCATCATCCAATCAGGCCACGAACGGCGACAACTATACGCGCCTTACCAATTACATCGCTGCTACCCTCGCGGCCGGAATGGGTCAGTATGTAGGCCAGGTCATCAACGCCAACCTATTCCTTAGTATTCGCTCCTGCCAGCTTTCGTTCCTGCAAAACATGCTTGGGCAAGGTCTGCTTGGCAGCATCGATGGTAGTCTACCATTCAGCGTGATTTGCGATTTGTCGAACAATCCACCGAGTAGGACTGGTCTCGGCTACGTCCAGTCAGACGCGCAGGTGCAATACCAGTCAATTAATGAGAAGTTCATCGTCAACGTAGAGGGAGGTCAGACAGTCCAGGTGTCCGTTCAGACCCTTCCAACTGGGCAAACGACTTAACGAGGTAACCCTATGTCATTTACAGCGTTCTCCGTTGGTCGAGACACACAGCTTGTCGTCATGGGGCCAAATGGCCGCGTAGATCTGGAGCATGTCACCGCCTTCGAAAGTCGGCAATTAACTCAATCGGTGCGCGTCAGCCGGTTGGATGGAACCCAGTTGGGCACCGAACTGCCTAAAGGTTGGGAGGGCAGCTTTGAACTCGAGCGTGGCAATTCGGTAGTAGAAGATTTTATTGCCGCTACGGAACTGACATATTTCAATGGCGGAAGCTCAAGCTCCAATACCATGTACCAGTACATTAACGAGACAGATGGGTCAACCTCGACATATCAGTATGACGGTGTTACATTTAAGCTAGTCAACGCGGGAATCTGGAAAGGTGAAAGCAGCGTCAAGCAGAAGCTCGAGTTTTTTGGCGTCCGTAGGCGTCGCATCTGATGACCCCAGCGGCGACAATTGTTGCTAAGGCAGCCGAAGCGCGTTCTGTTGTAGACAGCTTGGGGCGACATCTTACACTTCGGAGTTTGACGGCGCTAGATAAGCTGCGAATCTTTAAGGCAGCAGGGCCGGAACTTTCTCTTAACCAACCCTGGCTTGCTATGGCGATCCTGGCAAGTTCGGTGACCGCTATCGATGACGTACCCGTACCTCTGCCGTCCACCGAGACCCAGATAGAGGCACTCGTAAGTCGGCTAGGTGATAGCGGGATTGAGGCAATCGCCGAGACGATCGAACCGTTGAGGGAGGTCGACGAGACCGAGCAGGTCACAAATGCGGGAAACTCGTTCGGCACCCCGAGCTGACCGACTGCCTTTATCTGGTCAGAAACGGGGTGCCGTTCGATGTTGCCTTTTCGCTGCCGCCGGATGAGCGCATGGCATACGTGATCACTTTCGGCATGCTAGATGGACAACAGTTTGATTGGCGAACGCTGCGGTGGAGGCAATCAGCATAATGTCTTACTACCGTATCTTTCTCTGATGGCATTGTATTGTGATCGACCCGACCACGCTCGGCACGATGGGTTCCCGCGGTACTGGAACCTCCACACACATATTTGCGGTGCGAAGCGAGCTTCGCGCACTCGACAAGATTATTGGTCACTCGTCGGTCAGATTATCCAGGCTTCTACGTATCGCTAACGGAATCTTCGGGGGCAAAATTGGACGCCTCTCGTGGGTCAAGCCGACGTCACCAGCACGCGGACTGCAGCGACAAGGCCGGGCGACGATGATCACTACACCGCAGCTGTCGCCCCGCGTGTTCCGCCAGTATCGCCCTCTTTGGGTTCCTCCGGGTCAATTCCACCCACCAGCGATATCGCGGCCGTTTCGAGACACGCGGCTGCACACCCAGTGGCTCACGTCACCGCAGCTCAAGGCGCCAGTTGTTGCAGCCGATCGGACCAGAACGGGATCACGTCAGGTAAACGGGCTAGTCAGTCACCAGGTACAAACATCCGCACCAGTACCTCGGCGATCTCAACGCCTTCAGGTAGCACCATCAATAGCGCTCGAATCCATCGTCCAAGCGGTTGCATCGCGACTCCCGGATTTCGGCAAAACCATGGAAAGATCTCGATCGTTGTCGGAGCATACCCGGTCAACCAGACCCGGTGGCGCTCCCGCGGTCGCTTCGTTCGTGTATAACGATGCTCTCGCCGGACCGTTTAATCATATAACACAGCCCGTGAGCAGGTCCTCCGAGGCGACTTCGCCCCCGTCGCTATCCCCGAGCGCAACGGTATCTCGCCTAAAGACAACACAGAGCAACCGAAGCGGAATCAGAGGTAATAGTGGGAAGGAAGCCAAAAGCAGAAAGGGGGATCTCTACCTTGAGGGTTCCGTTCTTGGTCGCTGGCTAATCGAGCATCTGAACCGAGAGATCAGCCGTCCCCGTGCTGGGATCTTGGCTGTCGATTCTCGAATCACACCATGGTAGGCTCGGACCTACGCATGCGGAATTATATCTGTCTGGATATGGTTATGACTCCGTCGCTGGTTCATAGGCTAATCTGTCGCTGGTTCATAGGCTAAACTCTAGATCAATGACTCCGTAATGATAGAGATGGGTCGAGAAAGCGAAACAAGCTACCGACATCGTGAAACCCAGCGATGATGCGTGGGAGCAACCCAATACGTTGATCCAAACCGGCCAACACGGTGTGAGCCAGTTGGTGAAGGATGCATCCTGCCGAGGGCGGACGCCTTGGAGGACGGCCAGGGATAGAGCGGCAGCCAGATCGTTGGACGCTGGAACTGCTGGAAACGGCGGTCGTGGAGCTGAATATCCCTGGTTCTTCGCTGTTTGGCGTGGATGGCTGGCGCTCATGCTGGCAGTTGGAGGTCGAGTTTTCCGGTGAGCAGGTAGACCATCGCCTTGAGGTTGCGGATGGAGCGGTAGCCCCGAGCCTTCGCCTTGGCGGCCTGGACGAGGCTGTTGATACCCTCGATCAGCCGGTTGGAGATCCTGCTGTCGAACCAGCGCAGGATGCCGCCCCAGTGGCGCTTGACGGTGCGCGCGGCCTCGATGATTGGCGGCAGACGGCTGTGGGTTGCCCAGAAGTACCACCGCTTAAGGAACGCCGCGCCGGCCTCGGTGGAACATCGCTCATAGAGTTCCTGGAACGCGAGGCGGATCTGGTAGGCGCGCGCCGTCCTGAGATAGCGTAGCGGCAGGCTTTCCAACGTGGCACGCTGCCGCTCGGACAGATTGGCCGGATTGCGCAGCCAGATATAGCGTGTACCGGTCAACATATTGTGCACCCTGCGCTCAGTTCGCCTGACCTGGTCGACCGCCTGGTTGACGATCTTCACGGCGTGGAATTTGTCGAAGGTGACAGCCGCCTTGGGCGGGCTGTCGGCGGTACCCTTGATGAAGCCCGGACTCATGTCGATGCAGACCTCGGTGACGGCCTTGGGATCACCGCCATGTGCCGCAAGATCGTCGGCGAATGCGGCGACGGTCTCGGCATCCTTGCCTTCAGTGGCAAACACCATGCAAGCCTGGTCGATATCGATGAACAACGTGATGTAGTTGTGACCGCGCCGGGCGGCGGTCTCGTCGATTGCCACGCGGCTTACCGCCGACAGCTCGATGCGTGCCCGGGCACGCTCAACATAGTGATGGATGATACGCCCACAACCTGGTGTCGTGCCCGCCCACCAGCCGGGCGACCGAGTTGACCGGCATGGCGGTGACCAGGCTCATCAGCAGGGCCTCGAACAGCAGGGTGAAGCCGCTGTCCGAGCGGGCCCAGGGCACGGTGATCTTCTTGATCCCGCAGGCCGCGCAGCGCACGCGCGGGACACGAGCATGCAGGTAAGCTTGGTGCTGGAAGAAGTTGAGGTGGCGCCAGGTCATTTGCTCGGTGTCGCAGGCCGGACAGTTGGCCGCGCCGCAGCTGGGGCAGGCAAATCGACTGCCGGCCGCGAAGTCGATATGGATGTCGAGCCGGCGTGCCCCGGCGTCGAAGTC